TGAATGTTGAGTTGAATCTCTTGCAGATCCTCGGCGGGCCACAGCCACGTGTCGCCGACCTGCTCGTCATTCGGCACTGAATAACTGCCATTCAATGCTGAATTCCCACTGGTAGAACAGCCGCGCCCGGTTGAAATCGAGCATGCGCCCGCCCGCCAGCCAAAAGCCTTGATTGTTCGGCACGCGATTGGTGCCGGGTCCGCCGATTGCCGCTTGCGGCTGCCATAGCAACAATGCCCGGCAAAGTTGCTCCTGCATCTCGTCGTAACGCATCGCCGGGCCCTGGCCGCGGCGGTCGGGCACGGCGAATTCGACGATGACGCCAAAGGTACGGGTGACGGTCTGCACCAGGCCGACCATCACCTCATTGCCGTTGCTTTCCTGGTCGAGCGGCAGCACGTAGGCCGCCGGTAATGGCATTGTCGCATTGTCCGCTTGCAGCCCGGCGACATAGTCGGCGGCGCCGGCGATCCGGCCGCCGAGCAGCGGGACATGCTGGCGCAGTTGCTCGATCGTGCCGGCGAGCAGGTGCGGGACGACAAAGCCAGGCTCGGCGCCGTTCTCGCCGTTCTCGCTCATTTCGTCTCGCGCCATTTGAGCCCTTGGTCGAGGGCGAGGCGCACCCGCTTTTCCAGTTCCGGCGCCTGCTCGGCCATCACGCGCGACAGAAACGGCCGCGCCAGCAACACGCGGGCGGCATAGGCGCCACGGCGACGAGCTCGGGCACGCCGCGCATGCGCGGCGGTGCGGCCATGCGGGTTGCCGCCACCGCGGGCGCCCGCCTCGAGGAACAGCCCATAGAACGCGCGGGCACGCACCGCGAACCCCTCGCCCGATTTGAACGGCTTGGCCGCGATCGACGCGGCGAGCGTGCCCGAGACTGATACCGGGGCGGCACCCGGTGCGCTCGCCCGATAGGCGCCGCGCCGATAGGCACCGCGATAGGCCGACCCGCCGCCCCCCGAATAGAGGCGCCCGCCGCCGCCCTTGCGGGCGATTGCCTTGCGGGTCGCGGTGCGCACGGTGCCCGCGGCCGAGCGCATCAGGTTGCGCCGTTCGCGCTTGTCGAGTTCGACCGTGCCCCACGACGAGATAGTCAGGCGCAATGCGGTCAATGCACCGCCGCCGGCGAGGGCGCCGGATTTTCGAGGAACCCGGCGAAGTCGGTTTCGTCCGCCATCGTCACGACACGTTCGAGCTCGGCTTCCACCTCGGCGAAGCGCTTGCGGCCGCCCACCTCTTTAAGCCGGCGCACCCGGAAAATTTCGCCGCGCAAGGTGTCGTTATCAGGCCGCCTGGTCGCCCGAATAATCACGTGCGTCAGAGGCAGGTAGTCGCACCAGCGCAGCCGGATCAAATGCGAGACGGGCGTTTCGACCATCGCCGAGTTGTAGAACGTCGAGGGGTAAGTCGGCTGTATGTCGGCGTGGACTCTTGCGAGCAGCACCAGGCTTTCGCTGATTGCGCCCTCGGGCCCCGGCGCCTGGCGCCGCTCACAGAGGCTCACGGGCCAGCGTAGGGCACCGATACCGCTGGCACCGGTCAATGCACCCGACGGGTTGTCAGGCATCGCCTAGGGCGCCCCAAACGACCACAGACGGTGCGCGCCCATCACGTTGTAGGCCGCCTCGGGCAACGCCGCCTCGACGTCGCCCCGCTGCTCGTAAAGATGCGCGGTCAAGATCAGGATACCGGCGCGCACCAGGTCGGGGATCTGCTCGGGCGTTTCATAGCCCGCCTCGTATTCAAACCGCACGCTCATCGCCGGCATCATCGGCACCAGCGAGGGCTGAATCATGACCTGGCCGGGTTCGACACCAGCGTTGACGGTGTAAAGTTCCGCGTCGGCGACTTTAAGCTCGTCGACCGGGCCCCACGCCACCTCGGTCACCTTTTGCAGCGGCGCCCGCGGCAGTTCGATCGGCTTGCGGATTAAGGGCGGCCAGTTGAGCGGGAAAACGATCAGCGATTGCGGCACCAGCGGCGAGGCGGTCGGCGGCGGGCTGTTGGTGATGGTGTACCGAAACGACGTCGGGCACAGCGCCCGATTGAGGTACGCCTCGGCCAATTGGCGGGCGGCCGAGAGGTAGAGTTTGAGCAGCCCGTCGTCATAGTCGTGGTCGATCCGGCAATGCTTTCGCACAAGGTCGAGCTCGACCGGCTCGGCCGTCGGCGGCGTCACGACTTCAAGCCGGGCGAACACTAGAAAACCAGGTGATAGTAACCAAAGCGCCCGCCGAGTAGTGCCAGGATCAGCACCGCCATGAGGATTACTACCAAGATCGGGACAATGCCGCCGTAGGGGCCGCCCTGCTGGTAGTAGCCGCCGCGGTAATAGTAACCGCCGCCGCCCAACAGCAACACCAGCAGAATGATGATTATGATCAGGTCCATTTACAGCCCGTCGTCGTCGGGCCCGGCGCCCTGGCGGTAAGGCGGCGGCTGCACCCCGCGCAAGGCCCACTCTGCATCTTCGGGCGCGGGGTGCTCGTCGTCATCTTCGATCAGGTTGACGCGCTCGGCCCGCCCCACGGCGACGAGGCGCCGGGCGATTGCCGCCGGAAACGTCGCCACGTCGCCCGCCATGTACATTTGAAACGTCCGCACAAAGCGCACGGCATAAGCCACGCCCGCCTCACGCTGGCGGGTCAATTGCTGCGAGCGGGCCATTAGCGGCGCCTATGCGGTGCCGGCGTGCCGTTCTCGGGCGGTTCGGGCGCCGGCTCGGGCGGTTCGCCGGCAGGCGGTTCGCCGAGCGGCGGGTCGGGCGGTTGAATTGGCGGCGTGCCGCCCGGTTGCGAGGTGAGCGGCCCGGCAAAGGCCGAGGTGTGCCCCATGCCGGTCACGACCGTTGCCGGCGGCGGCACCACCGGCGGCGGCGGGCCCGGTATCCACAGCACCGGCGCCGGGTCGGGTAAGTTTGCATCGGCGGGCCAGGCCGCGGGTGCCTGCGCCCATGTCCGGTTGAGCGGTTGCGATGAGTAGCCGCGGCCGAGCAGCCCGTCGCGGCGGGCGGCGTTAAGCCCGGTCGGGAACCATGATGTTGTCGTGCCGATCGCCAGCGATTGAAGGTGTCGCATGTTGAAATCGTGCTCGCTGATGACGCGGAACAGGGTTTGATCGCGTTGGAAAGCCGAGACAATCGCCCCGTCGGTGCCGTAATAGGCCGCCACGTCCGAGGCGTCGACCAGCACGTTCAAGGTATCGGCGATGACGGTGTCGGCCATGTCGACGAGATAGATTTCGCTGCCGTTGCCGCCGCCGAGGTTCGCCGGGATCTGTTGCGTGTATGACCACGGAATCCCTTCAAGCACGCCGCTGGCGATTTCGTCCTTGTAATAAAAACCGCCCTGCAAATCGCGCCGGGTCGCGATAAAGCGCAAGGTCGCCGGGTTCATAAACCAGTGCGGCCGGATCATCCGGGATAGACCATTGATCAGAGTCAGCATCAGCACCGACAGCCCGTCGACCACGGCGGCGAGATCATTGCCTGCCAATGGCACCAGATTTTCGGCTAGACACAGCGTGCGCCAGCCGACCGGTGATTTACCGGTGCCGTCGCCGCGCAAAAAGGCCAAGTCTTCGCGCCGCGCGAGCGTCTGAATCAAATCGTCGCGCACCACTTCCTCGACGCCAATTGGCGCGCGCCTGATCAGGTCATTCGAGACTGGAACCATCGCGGTCAGCTTTTTCGCCGACAGGTTCAAGTCGTCGAACACTTCCTGAGTGAGCGCAATGTCGTCGAGCTCGCCTTGATAGCCGGCTTGCGCACCGCCAGCGAGGCGCGGCATCGTCATGTTGCCCATCGGCATGCCGATGGTCATCGGCGAGGCGCCGCGCACCACCGTTGCCGCGCGCAACAGTTCAATCAACTCGGCCATGAAATCTTGCGGTATCAGGGCGCCGCCCTCGGCCACCACGCTGTAATTCAGCGCCTTGATTGCAGTCGCAACTTCGCGATCTTTGAACCGGTTAAAGATGAATTCGGCGGCTTTGTCATCGCCAAACCATTTGCGGTGTGCGACGCCAATGATAAACCGCGCGGCTTTGTAGCCGCGGCCCTCGACCGGGGCGGCTTTCGGCCGCGCCCATACGCGCAGCCCGCCGCGGGAATTCTCGCCGAGGAACGCCGCCGAGCCGTCGCCGCCGAGCTCGGCCGGCGCCCTGTTCTGTGTACGCACAATGACACCTCCGAATGAAGCCTCGTCGCCCGACCCGTTGCCGATTTCCTGGTCGTCGTTTTCCTCGGCGTTGTTGGCGTCGACCGTAAGCGCCGCCTCGAGCCGTTCCAGGCGCCCCGCCAGGTCGGCGATTTCCTGTTGCAGCACGGCAAATTCGGAAATCTCTTCCTCGGACAGCGTGTCGCCCTCGGGCAATTCTTCCTCTTGCTTGGCGAGCTCCTTTAGACGGGCGATCTTTTGCGCCCGCTGGTGCCTGATTTCCGCTAGTCGCATCGCTTTCCCTCCGGGGCTGGCCGAGCGCTCGCGATATGTCGAGTAACAAATCGCTGCCCGCTGTTCCTCGTCGTATTCCTGCATGCCCGCGTCGCCCATGCAGCGGCTGATAAAGTCTTGCTCGGACTCATCGCCCGAGGGTGTCGGAACAGGCATCGGGTCACCTCAACATGCCCGCCGCTAATGCCGCACGTTGGCGCCGTGCACGCGTTGCATTCCACCCAGGTCGGATTGCGGCATTTGTGACGCCCGCGGCCGGCGGTTCGATTGCCGGGCTGTCGCCCGCCTCGACCGGCGCACCCGGTTCGATCAGCGCCTCGGGGTTCGCCGGCACGCAGCACAGCGAAAATTCCATCAACTCTTGTTCGTGAAAGTCGATCCCGGGCCACCAGCCGTCGCCGCCGCGCGCCTCGTCCTCGCTGAAATCCCAAGCGAGCGGGCGAAAGCCAACGCTGGTCGCCGAAAGCCAGCCGTCCCTTGATAAGCGGTAAACGGTGTCGGCAAAGTCGCTCGCCTCGCCGTAGCCCGAGGGTAGGAACTTAACCGCGCTCGACAGCCGGGCGCCGTCCGCCACCAGGTCGACCGCCTTGCCGATCGGCAGGCTGTAACTGTCGTGCGCCCACAGCACGACCGGGTTCTTTTTGTAGTCGTCGAGGTGCCAGCCGGCTTGATTGATCGAATCAAAGTCCCGGTCGACGATGCCGGTTGAAATCACAAAGCGTAGGGTGCGCTCGCCCTCGGGCTCGACCGTCTCGACGGTCAATTTGCGCACCCCGAGCTCGACGTCGAGGGGTGCGAGGCGCCGCACCAGGCGGGTGCCGGTGCGTTCGCCGGCGAACAGCTTAAAACGCTGCGCCGAAACTATCCGCATCCTGGTCGCCTCCGTTTGCGCCCTCGTCGGGGATCATTTGCGGGATCGCCTCGGGGTGCATCGGGTCGCCGGTATTGAGCGGCACGCGGAATTCGTCGCCGCCCGGCACCGGGTTAAGCCCCTCGCGCATGCGCACCTCGTTGCGCGACAGAAACCCGTTATTGAGGGCGATTTGGTAAGCCGAAAATCGTTGATTGGTGTCGCCCTGCAACATTGGGGTGTAATCCCAATGCACTTGATAGAGGTCGCGCTCGTCGTCAAAAAATAGCTGGTCGCCTAACAGTTCCTGCAACTGGTCGGTGTGCGACGTCAGGCAGTCGTCGCGGTATTGCTGTTGCGATTGTTGCAGGTTCGACCAGGTCGCGCGCGAGAAATCGGCGATCTTATGCGGCGGCACCCGGAACAGCCGGCAAATGTCTAAGACCTGGAATTGCCGTGTCGCGAGAAACTGCGCATCTTCGTTTGTCATTGAAATTTTGTCGAATTTCATTCCTTCTTCTAAGATCGCGACGCGGTGCGCGTTTTGTACGCCGCCATAAGTGGAACGCCAACTTTCTGCTATGCGGTCGCTGGCTTCTTTTGATAATTTACCGGGATGCGAAACAACGCCGCTTACTTGCCCGCCTTGGCGGAACAGAATCGAGCCATGCTGTTGCGTTGCCAGTGCCAGGCCGACGACATCTTGCGCAACGGCGATCGGCGACAGCCCGAGATAACCGTCGACGCTGATATTTTTCATATGCAGCATGTCTTCGGGCGGCACCAACACCCCATAGCCGACATGCAAGCTGTTGACGCGATACCACAGATAGCCCGTCTCGGGGCTGATACGCACGGTTACACGGTCGGGCGAAACCGGCACGAGCTCTACCGGCGTGCCGGCAAAGTCCCGCTGAATGACGATAAAGGCGTTGCCTCTTAAACAGTAAGAGGTAAGCACATAGCACCAGAATTGAAAACGCGACTGGAATTTATTCGGGTGCTTTAACAGCTTGTTTAGCGGGTGCCCCGCGTCGACAAGCCAAGCGTCGCCCGACTTGCGCCGGATCTGCGTTGGCAGGCCGGCGATATCCTCGGAAATACACTTGATGCACCCGTAAACCGCGGCCGATTGCAGCGCTGTCAATGGCGTTACTGGCACGCCAGTATTCGAGGCATAACCGCCAAGCGCCGCGTAAAGCAGCGGCTGCGGGAACGCCAGGCTATTGACCGAGGATATCAGCGAGCCTTGCTTTGCCTCGGGCGAGGCGGCAGCTGTCGCCGGCATCAGCGGCTCGACCGGCAGAGGTGGCGGCGACGGGGCGGCACCCGTCAACCACGACCAAACGCTCATCCGAGCGACAGCACCCCGCGGGTTTCATAGACGCTCGGGCCCGGTTCGGTGGCACACCGGGCGATTGCCATAATCGAGGCGACCGCGGCGTCGATCTTGTTCTCGGGCCGCGCCTTGCGCGGAAACACGTTGCCCCTGGCGTCATAGTGCCCGACGACATTGCCGATGCACCAGGCGAGCACCCCGTTGCCGTCGTGGCGCACCCGTCGCGAGCGCATCGCCGCGTCGAGCTCTTTGGTAGGCTCGCTGAAATTTTGCGTGGTCGAGCGGAATTCGACCATTGGCACATTCTCGGCCGCCAGCCGCTGCGCGAGATAGGTCGAGGCCCAAGGATCATAGGCGATCGACACCACCTCGAAGCGCCGGCAGAATTCGAGGATATCGTCTTCAATCGCCTGGTAGTCGGTTTCCTCGCCCGAGGTGACGACGAGATCGCCCTCGGCCGCCCATGCCGGATAGGACGCATGGCGCGCCTCTGCCACCGCCGCCTCATTGAGATAACAGCGGCAAAATATGGCGTAGCCGCCGCCCTCGCCTCGGGCAAATGGCAGTCCCTCGGGGAATACGATCGCCAATGCCGCCAGGTCGGTTTTCGACGCCAGGTCGAGGGCGAGGTGACAGCGCCGCCCGGTGTAGTCGTCGAGGCTCAATTCATGGTCGGCGCAGGCGTTCCACGCGCGCATCAAAAACAGCTGCTCGTCGGCCCCTGCCCACACATTGAGGTGGCGGGTGCGCGCCGCCGCCTCGCGCGCCGGGTTGTTGCGCGCAATGCGCATAATCGCCCGTATCCCGTCGGGCTGTACCGACTGCCCCCACCCCGGATTTGCCTTTATCCAGGTTTCCTCGGCCCACGGGTCATCGCCATCGTCGATCGAATAGACGAGCCCAAAGAAACGATCATCATTCTGGTTTTGTAGCACAATGCGCAGTGCGTAGTCCCAGAGCTGCTTGCCGATACCGGCGCTGTTGCTGGTGGCGGTGCTGATACTGAGTAGGAACGGCTGCGCCCTCTTGCCCATTGCCGTTGATAGCGCATCGTAAACCTCGCTGGTGCGGTGCGAGCCGATTTCATCGCAGATCGCGACATGCACGGACAAACCGTCGAGCGCCTTGGCGTCGCTCGATATTGCGCTGAATTTCGAGGCGGTCGAATTCTGGTAGATCGCGTGCGTCTGCGCCTCGACGCCCCATTCGCGGCGCATCTCGGGCGAGCGCTGCACCATGTGGTTCGCCACGTCAAACAGGATCCGCGCCTGGTCGCGGGTCACCGCCGCGGCA